CACTTGTGACCCTGCGTGAGGTAGTGAGCGTCACTCTACGTGACTATGCTCAGGCTCTCGAACATGTGTAGTAGCTACGATCTGGGCTCTACGCGGCTGGCTCTTGAGTCGACTGACTGTGTCATGACTGGACCACCACCCTGCAGCACGCAGCGCCTCAGCCTTGGCCTGTGCGCTACGCCCCGCATTGCACTCGATGCATGCAGGGACTAGGTTCTCCAGCCTGTTGTCATCACCCACGCCATTGACGTGATCCACCATGAGGCAGTCGGGATCACCACGGGTACTGCTCCAGGTGACCAGCCTCGCGCACCAGTGGCATCCGTGTGAGCCCGGCCCAATGGCGTCATACAACACCATGCGGTGCACGTAGACGCGTCCCTCCGCAAGGTCACCCATGAGCACAAGGGGATGCTGTGGACGGGACACCGACTTGTATCGACGTCCGTGACTTGCCGTTATACCACTACCCGGTGCGCGCTTGTCCGTACTGCCGTGCCGGTACCAGCGGTGGTAGTGCATCTTGCACCACTCCGCCGATCCGCTCCGTGTCGGCTTGTCGCATCCGTCGATCGAGCACGTTCTGACCATGGTCACCATCTCCAGGAAAGGCAGAAGGCCCATGCCTGGAGACATGGGCCTTCCTACCCAAGGGAGCAACCCCTTGGGGTGATCGGGTTAGTTGGAGCCCTTGGCTCCGTTGCACGCGCGGCACAGGACCGCGAGTGGTTGGCGTTCCGCTCCGCCGGATCCGACCGCTACGGGATGGTCGGCGGTCAGGTCGCTACTGGGATGGGGGTCGCAGTTCCAGCCCGGACACCAGTCGCCGACCGTGGCCCTGTGTGCGGCTACCGCACGGGCGCGACGTCCGTCTTCGCTGGCGATGCGTGGCCGGCGTTCGCGTTTCGCCCGCAGCTTGATCGTGTCTTTGATCCGTCGATGCTCTGGGCATCGAGTCTCGGCGGAAAGCCGTCCGCAGTCGAGGCATGGGCGCTTGACCATGTCACGTCCCAATCGCCGCGTTGGTGTCGGCCACGGCTCCGTCCTAGCCGTGGCCGACAGTCCCACTACTCGACCGCGGGTACGCCGTCGGCGTTCTCGTCACCTACGGTTCCACGGGCAGCCTCGACGGTGGCCTTGATCTCGTCGAACAGCACCTGGTCCTCGTCGGACAGGTGGGTCTCGCTCGACGGGTTGTCGACGGCGTCCTGGAGGCGCTGGATCTTCGCGGCGAGGTCGGCGAAGACGCCTACGAGTTGGTCGCGCAGGTCGGCGAACTCGGTCATGAGCTTTACCTCCAGTTTGTGGATCTCTTCTTTGATGATCGTGCGGAGCGAAGTCTCGTCGGTCAACACGATCGTGACCGGGCCGAGGAAGTCGAATGCCATCGAGTCTCCTCGGGGGGTTCAGGTTGCGGCGGCCATACGGCGCACTGCGGAGCGGGAGCTGTTGGGGTTGCTGCGGGTGTCGCCTTCGGCGTCGAGGATGTCTCCGTAGCGGAACAGCATCTGGCCGCGTGGGGTGGTGCCGACGACGGTGAGGTGGCGGCGTTGTCCGTTGGGCGTGACCCAGCCGCGCTTACCCCACACGCTGATCATGTGCGGTGTGACGCCAGCTTCGGTGAGGTACTCGGCAGCCATGGCTCGGGTAACGCCGACATCCTCGTCGATGTGTTCGGGCACGGAAAGAGCCACCGCACACCTCCGAAGTGGTCGAAGGGCACAGTGGCGCTGTCGGAAGAGTAACACGGACTTTGCGAAGGTCAACTAACTGCTTGTCTCCGGGGCGTCGATCTCCTTCCCAAGCACCCACACGGAGTCGCCCTCCACCGAGTAGCGGGCGTAGTAGAGCCAGCCTTCGACCGGCTCCTCCTCGATGTCGTCGGGGTCAGTGGCGTTCTCCGCTGCCGCCGCTTCGGCGTACGCGATTGCCGCGGCGGCGGTGGTGAACAGGTACGGCTCGGGGTCGGTGTGTCGGTCCGCGACCATGGTCACGTAGATCGTCATGCGTGTGCCCTTTCTTGTTCGGCGCGTTCGGTGAGCCAGTCGCGGTGCACCGGTGCGGTGATCATCTTGGCCCATTCGTCGTACTCGCTCCGCCGGTAGACGCGGGTGCATGCGGCGGTGAGGCACTCCACATCACCGGAGCCGTCGGAGCGGCGGTAGAGGGTGAGCCGGTTGCAGCTCTTGCACGGGACGGCCTTGCAGTGTTCTGGCTTCGGCTCTCCGCGTCCGGCCTCGGACCACAGCCGCGCATGCAGGTCCCCGACCTCTCCGTAGAACTCAGCCATGGCTCCGTGATGCTCCAACGCCCACGACAGCCGGTTACTCAGCCACCACGCCAGACCCTCGACCGTGTATGGCACCTTCTCGGCCATGTCGCGGGCGTCGGCCCAGTCGCAACACCACGAGCCGAGGAGCACGGCGGGTGGTGGGTCGCCGAGTTGGTCGTCGGGCCGCCCGGTCGGGTTGACCGTGCCGCCAGCGCCTTCGACATAGCGGTTGGCGAGCACGGTGTCGCGGCTGCCGGAGACGCGGGGTTGACTGGTCGCGCCGGGGACGGGGCCGGCGGGCAGATGGAAGGCGACCGGGTCACGGGGGAAGCCGAGTTCGTCGCCGTCGTCGGTGGCGTCGCGGCGGATGACCTTGCGGGCGGGTCGCGCGTCGGGGTCGGCGGACGGCGGATCGACGACGTCGGCGAACAGTTCGGGGATCTCACCCAGCCAGCGTCTCAGCCGCGATGAGCAGCCGGTGCAGAAGCAGCCGTGTTCGGCCGGGGCTGGTTTGCAGCCACGGCAGCGGGTCACGTCGATGCAGTCGCGGTGGTGTTCGCCTCGAACGGTGCAGCCGGTGGCGGTACAGAGGTGGTCGGTCACTCGCGGGCCGCCTCCTCTGTGAAGTCCCTGGCTGGGCAGCCGCACATGGTGCAGACCCACGGCTCGCCGGTGATCGGCACACGCGGGAAATGGCGGATACGGCCGTCGAGGCAGGTCCTGATGCCCCAGAGTTCCGTCCGCATGGTGGGCTCGGTCACTCGCGAACCTCCGTGACGTCCTGCCGGATCTCAGCCCAGACCGAGTCCGCCAGCGCCAGGGCGGCCACGGCGAGCGGCGAGCGGTCACCGGCATCCCACGCATCCGCCGTGGCTCGCAGCAGTTGCTCCATGGCGGGGTCGCTGCGGATGACGTCAGCCATCCAGCGCAGACGTGGGACGGGGAAGGAGTCCAGGGCTTCGAGGAGGCTCATTTCGGGTTCTCCGCTTCGGTGAGGCCGTAGCTGATGCTTCGGACCAGTCGCGGGATCATGGGCACTGGGCGCGCACCGCTGGCCAACTCCCATTGCCGTTCGATCCACTCGACGTCCTCGTCGCGGAGCGCCGACAGCCGGTCCCGCCATCCGTCTCCGTCGAGCCAGCCGGGGCGCAGGTTGCTCAACCGGGGGTCGGGACGGATGTCGACCGCGCCGGGGCCGGTGGTCCAGTACTCGCGGAGTTCGGTCATCGCCGCCCCTTCGTGCACCACTCGGCGCCGCACCTGATGCACCGCCATCGCCGATCCGGGTCGCCGAGCGTGGTGACCTCGGCCGCGAGCGGGTGCCCGCAGCCGATCCGCTGGAGTGCGGTCTTCACGTCTCGTCTCCCTTGCTCTCAGCGATACGGGCGGCCCTCCGTGAGTTGCGCTCCAGCCAGTACTTGCCGTCCGGGCTGATCGCCCCGCAGGCGCAGCGGTACACGTGTCCGCCGAGGTTGCCGCGACTCTGCGCCCTACAGCGATGCCAACGGCGAGGAAGGGGGGCGTCGAACCAGTTGACGCCGTCGCGGTCCTCGCTGTACTCGGCCCCTGCGGCGAAGCTGATCACAAACCGATCACCCATCGGTGCTCCCTTCAGCGATACGGGCACCGGTGATCGCACCTTTGCAACGGACGCCTGACCACTCGCCGACATGCGTCCAGCCCGTGCTCGTCCGCGCCTTGGCGATGGGCATATCGCAGTTCGCGCACACGGCAGGCGGCGCGAGGACCCGGTCGGCGAACTTCTCGGCCGCCGTTTCCAACCTCGACTCGCCGAGCGCGTGCCACAGCCACGACGACTGCAGCCGGATCTCGTCCTGTGCGTGTTGGCGGATCTCCGCCGCGACCTTCGCCCGTATCTGAGCCTCGATGATCGGCAGGGCGGCATCAACGGCGGCGGATGCGCCGTTCACGTGCTCGGCACGGTGCGGGCAGTGTTCGATCGGCCCGAAGCACAGGCTGTTCACGTCGTGGTCGGCCCGGGCCGCCGCTTCGTACGCCTCGGGTGTGGGGTCAGTCATGATCCGCTCCGCAACAACTCAGCTCGAAACGCTTCGACCACGGTCTCGACCCAGGCCTCACCGAGGACGAGGACCAGCGAATCGAGCAGCCGCAGAATCCGGGGCAGTTCGCCGTTGATGACGAACCCGTACGTCCGGAGCCAGCCCGTGGTGGCGCGCTGCTGCACGTCGAGGCCGAGCTGCCACCCGTAGGCCTCGATGCCTTCGGCGATGTGCCGCTGGAGTCGGCCCAACTCCAGCGAGAACCGGACGGTGGCCATCCGGTTGAGAGCGGGGTGCGTCACGTCTTCTCCGTCCATGGGATCTTCGTCCGTCCGACGATCACCACGTCGCCGGGGCAGATCTGGCGCCAGCCGGTGACCTTCGTCTGGACCCCGTTGTGGATCACCCGCGTGCCGTTGGTGGAGCCGAGGTCTTCGACGAAGACCCGGCCCGTCTCGTCGCGGACGATCGCCGCGTGACGCTTCGACGCGTATTCGTCGATCACGGTCATGTCGCAGTCGGCGTCGGTGCCGATAATCCAACCGGCGAAGGTGTCAGTCGCCATCGACGCCCCGCTCAACGTCCACGTACTCGGCGCGGCGGAACAGATGCGCCCGGGTCACGGTGCCGCCGAGGTGGTCGGATACCTGGACGATCGTGGCGCCCCGGCGGTGCCGGCCCCGGCCCATCTGGACGGAGACGTGCCCGCCTTCGATGACCTCGGTCTTGACCGTGTCGTCGACCAGGTAGGTGACGGTGGCCCGGTCCATCGGTGGTCCTTTCGGTTGCGCTTTGCGTTTGGGGTCAGTCGCCATCGGGCTGCACCACGCCTTCATCAGGATCGTCGGTAAGGAACTTCGCGGTCATCTCCATCACCAGCTGGGCGTAGGTGGAAGCGGCAACGTAGGAGGTGAGTTTGGTCAACGCTTGGCCTCGGCCGTAGCCAGTCGACGCGTCGGTGACCGCGGCGGTGAGGGCACCCCGGACAGACGCGTCCTCTTCGCCGAGTCGCTCGGCGGCGTGCAGGAGCAGTCGCCGGAACTCGGCGCTAGCGGCCATCGGGCTCTACCACCTCGGTGAGAGGACCGCGCTCGATGATCAGCGACAGGTTGGCCAACCAGTAGCCGCTCTCGTCCTGCCAGACGCCGGGGTAGTCCTCACCGACGCGGCGGTGCTCGCGGCCGTCCTTGTCCCGGAGCCGCGTCACGTCCTCCGGGATCTCTGGCATGGCCCAGACTCTCGGCTGGTCCTGTACGGGCCCAGACGGGGCGCTCAGGGCGGCGAGGCGGGCGCGTTCGTCGTGGTCGCGGACCGCGTGGGTGAGCATGGCCTTGGCGCGCTCGCCGGCCTCGGTGTAGGCGATGCTGCGCTCGGGGCGACGGCCCCAGTGCGCAACGAGGCGTTTCGCCGCTTCGACGAGTTGGTCGCTCATGGCGTCTCTCCCGGGTTCGAGGACTGGGTGTAGGAGTCCACGGCGGCGAACAGGGCGGCGGCAGTCCCAAGATTCGCGGCGAACGACTGACCAGCCGCATGCCACTCCACCGCCGCTTCGACGACTGGGCGCGTTCGCCCCAATTCGGCCACCAGCCACTCCACAGCGGGCGCTGCGTCGGGCACCGTGGGCACGTCGTCCGGCACCGCGCGCTCGCCACCGTTCGGCGACAGGATGCCTCGAATGTTGACCAGGTCGTTGCTCTTGTCGCGCAACTCGATCCGCCAGCGGGCGATCCGCTCGAACGCTTCGTCCCGCTCCTCGATCACCTTCGCGCATTCGGCCTCGGACGCTTCGAGGGCTTCACGGAGACCGGCGTTCTCGTCAAGGGCGGACTCCAGCGCGGCCCACGTCGAAATCGACAGCGTGACGGCGGTCAGGCAACGACCGGTGCCATCGGCGAGCAAGCCGCTGACGAAGCCACCGTCCTCGGTCAGGCGCTCCAGCCGAAGCCGGCCGTCGATCTTGGGTTCGGTCATGGCTTCTCAGCTCCTCGGCTCGGAGGGCGAGCCCGGCCACGGCTCGATCGTGAACGGCCCGCGCCGGACCCGCTTGGCCGGCAGCCGGAACAGGCGGCGCCACCAGGACCTCGGCTGCACGGTGGTGACGAAGACGCGGCGGGCCGGGGTGTAGCGACCGGTCGAGTTGTCAAGCCGAAGCGTGATCTTGGGTTCAGGCACTGGGGTTCTCCTCCTCGGCGCGTGGATCGGTTTCAGCTTCGAGGCGACCTCCGTGCTCCTCGCACACCTTGAGGTCGATCGCGTCCGGGCCGTCATGGATGACCACGATGCGGCGGGCCTGGCGGATGCACAGCGCCTGATCGTCAGGCGTCGCGACTCGGCTGCCCCAGTCGCAGCCGAGCATGGCGTGACCGCGAACCGGACCGGCCAGCAGCATGGCGGCGGTGAGCGGGCGCTCGTCGGTGTCAGCCATGGTTCTCCTCCTCGGCAAGACGGGCGGCGGGCCACGCGTCGAGGGCGACGAGTAGCCGCAGCGACGCCGCCATGTGGTCGAAGCCGCCCGCCCGACCGGTCGCCGCCCATTCGCGCGCGGCACCGAGAACGTTGAGAACCTCGGGAGCCACCAACAACCCAGCGTCAGCCAGGGCTTCGAGGATGTCCTCGGCCGCCGCGAAGCCGACGCCGCGCCTCGACACCAGCCGTAGCGTCTCCGGCGTCCAGCGCGGACCGGACGGTCTTGGTTCGGTCATGTCTCACTCCTGGCGGCGAGGGTGGCGGGCCACGCGACCTTCGCGAGCCCGGTACGGTGCGCGGCCGGCATCTCCACCATCGGGCAGCCGAGATGATCAGCCCCCATGGCGGCGAGGACCAGGGCGTCGGCCTCGTCGTTGCCGGCCACCTCCACGGCCGGGAACCGGCGGATCACCGCGGCCAACACTTCGTCCTTCGAGGCGTTGCCCTTCCCGGTGGCGTACCGCTTCAGGCACGCCGGTGGCACCTGGGCCCACGGGATGCCGCGGGCGTCGATGGCCTCGAGGACCAGCCACCACAGTCCGGCCCGCTGGTGGTGCCCGGTCTCGTTGCCGGCGCCGCGGAAGGCGGGGCCTTCGACGACGACGAGGTCGGCGCCGCGGACGTGGTCGAGGACTTTCGCCCGGATGGACCGGAGCCGGTCGAACGGGTCGAGGCCGGGGCGGGTGCGGATGCGGTCGGTCCATCCGGCGTTGGAGGCGACGCCGGTGGAGGTGAGGCTCAGGTCGAGGCCGATGACCCTCACGGTTGGGCCTCCAATCGCTCCGACCGGCAGAGCGCGCAGTTGTGGGCGGGCTGCTCGCCGTGGTGGGGCTTGGGGCACCGGGGCGCAGCGGCGAGTCGGGCCCGGCGTTCGGCGGCCCAGCGCTCCCGGGCCTGGCGGGCCTTGCGGCAGGCGCCGCAGGGCGGCGGGTCTGGATCTTCGAGGTGTTTTGGGCATTGGGAGGGGGACTCTGGCGTCGGGACGTTCGGGCCCGGCGGCTCACTGAACGGCTCACGCGCCGACCCCTCTAATTCCCCTTCTGTCAAACCTTCAAATTCCAGCACATGGGGACTCAATGGGGGCTCACTGAACGGCTCACTGAGTCCCTCATGGACGGGGCATGGAGGATGCATTGAGGGACTCGGGCGGTTGGGCTTCTGGTGCTCGCTCCAGTAGACACTGTGGACGTATCGACCTCCGTTGACTTCGTACCGGCAGAGCGGCGGCTCGCGGCCGGGTTCGATCTTCGTGGTGGCCATCAGGTCGAGCCACCGGGTGATAGTCGTTGCGGTCACCCGATCGTCGAGCGGGAAGCAGTCGCCGGCGATGGCTTTGGGCATGTCGAGGCCGCGTCCTTTGTCGTCGAGGTAGCCCCACAGCAGCACCCAGAAGTACCGCACCTCGAAGGGCCAGCGAGCGACCACCCGCGAGGTGCGCAGCGCGGGCTTGACCGAGCGGATTCGCGCCACTAGGCACCCACCCCGTCGAACCAGACGCCCGAGTCTCGGTAGCGAACAGCCCGGGCGATCCAGTCGTCTCCACGATCGATGGCTGCCATCGCCAAATTGCAGGCGGCGCAGAGCACGCCCCGGAGCCGGCCGCTTCTGTGGCAGTGGTCGGCTACCAGGGCATGGATCGCAGCGCCCTCAACGGGAACGTCGCAGAGGCCGCACTTACCTTGCTGGTGCGCTAGTTGGCGCATCCGAATGGCGGCACGTTCCCCGGCCGAGGTGCGCTGGTATCGGCCGTAGTTGAGCGCGAGGGTGTCGACGCTCATGCGTGCCTCTGTGCGGGCCATATGCCTCCGTCCTATGTTGGTGTTGCGCGCCCCTCGCGTCCGAGGGACCGGGTGATCGATTTAGGTCACGTGTCGTCGTCGCCGGTGCGGCGCCGACTCTCACGGGTTGCCTCGCTTCGGTCTGGCAGTTGGTGCACGGCGTTGACTCGCAGCGGGTCGTGGCGTCCGCAGACGCACGTGTCGACGAGGTCCGGGTGGGGCTGGTACGCGTGGGTCTTCACGGGCCGTCTGGTCACGCCGCTCGCCCCCGTTCCCGCTGCTGCCGCTTCCGGAGTACGTCGTACGCCTTGCACGCCGCGCACGCCTTCTCCCCGTGGTACTGGTGCCGCCGCAGGGCGGCCGCGGTGCCGTGCGGCCGTAGGTACCTGGGCGTCGGTGCCTCGGTCCAGGCGACCAGTTCCGTCCATGGCCTGTCATCCGGGACCGCGGCGGCGAGCACGAACAGCAGCGCCGTCCGCTCCTCGGCGGTGGTCTCCATGGCGAGCCATCGCGCGTTGGCCTCGGGGTCGTCGTCGCGTACGCGGACGATCAGGTCTTGGGCGAGGGCGGTGAGCCGGGCGAGGTTGGTCACGCTGCCCCCGTTCGACGCGCTGAGCGTGGCGCGACCACTTCGGCCGTGCCGTAGCACCGGGCGCAGGCGGTCATGCCGTGCCCTTGGGCCACCTCGAGGCCGAGGACGTGGCCGCGGACCAAACCCTTCTCGCCGGTGTGGTACCGGCCGCAGGGTGTGCTGCGGACCATCGGGTCGTAGCGGTGGTAGGCGATCCCGGCGCGGATGGCGGTGACCCAGACACTGCTCATGCCGGGGTCTCTTCCTGCTCGAGGGCGTCGATGACGTCCATAGCGTCCTGCTTGGTCAACTCGTTGCGGCTGGAGATCTCGCGGCCGATCACCCCGGCGATGAACATGAGCGCCAGGTCCCGGTCGCTGTAGCCCTTCTCCTTCAGCAGCGCGAACAGCTTCCGCGACTGCGGCCCGGTCATCATGACCACGCCATCCTCGGTGGACGGCTCCTCGTCGTCGTCCGGCTGCTGCACGCCCAGCACCTCGGCCGCGCGGGACACGTGCGCGGACGCCCGGATGGGCGCCATGTCCTCCAACTCCTCCGCGGCGAAGGGCACACCGTGCAGCGCGTCGGCGGCGATCTGACGGCAGATCTCGGCCTGGCCGCGGGCGACCATCATCTGCTGCGGGTTCTCCTGGTACTTGGCGTTCGAGGTCAGCTTGGCCTTCTCGACCCGGGCCCGGTCCCAGGTGGTGCGGACGACCTCGCTGGTCCCCTTGCGGCGGCCGCACATGACGACCCGGTCGTCGGACTGCTCATCCGCCCACACCTGGTGTCCGGCGGCCTGGACGACGGCGACCATCGCCTTGGCGTACATGCCGGGCGTGCCCTTGATGACGAAGATGCTGCGCACCGACGCCATGGGTGAGAGGCCGAGCTCGTGGCCGGTGAGGATCGCGGCAGCGGTCTCGGCCGGTTTGCCGCGGAAGTGCTCGGGCACGAACGACGTCTTGCAGATAGTCTCGGCCAGGCTGCCCGCGGCCTGCAACTCGGCCGCCCAGTCCACGAGGCTCGCGATGGTCGGCGTCATGGGCAGGGCCACCGCGGACGCGTTGTCGGTGCGGATGGCGACGTCATTCAAGGGGTGCCTCCTCGGCGTAGGTGGCCCAACGGGGCAGGGTGATGGTGGTGATCTCGTCCGGGTATGCCGGCCAGACGCCGGCGACTGTGCAGTCGCGGTAGAGCGCGAGGGCGCGCCGATTGCGTGCCCGACCGCGCAACAGGTCGTCCTGGTCCAGCTCGACGACCCGGGTGAAGTACGGCGGGTCCTTCTCCTGGAAGACGAACAGGAACATCTCGACATCCAGGTCGAGCGCCGCGGCACCGTCGAGGTACCAGGCGTCCTGCTGGTGGTAGCCGTAGGTGGCGACGGTGCGGGCGATGGCGTCCGTGGCAACGGAGATGGTGCTCTTGTAGTCGACGATCGCGGTGTGCCGGAGCCAGTCGACCATGGCCCGGCACCACACGTCCGTCTCGTCGTCGCGCCACACCAGGGTCCGCTCCGGCAGGCCAGAGTCGGGACTGAGCGCACTCGCGGCCCAGCGGTTGGTGCGCAGGGCATCGGCCATCGCGTGCACCCGGGCCCAGTCGGCCGGCTTGAGAGGTACGGCGCCGCGAGCGCGCACGGCCGCGACCTCCTCCTTGACTGCCTTGGTGCGCCACTCGTCCGCGTCGATCCGGACCAACTCCGGGCCGGCACCGAGCACCACCTTGTGGGCGGCGTGCCCGACGTCGAAGGTCTTCGTGAACGGTTCCGGGTTCTGCTGGCGGTAGCGGAACCGGGCCGGGCAGTCGAGCAGCACCCGGGCACCGGACGACGAGAGCGACCCGCCGGGTACGGGGTCCGCGTGGTAGGCCTCGGCGGGAATGTCATAGACCCCAGCTACCGTGGTCTGTTCGAGGACGGCCGTCATCGCGGCTCCACCTCACAAGCGCACCCACGCGCCTCGCACCCACCGGCCGAATGCCAGTCCTCGCCGTGCGGGCATCGGCACTGCACTGGCTCCAGCACGAGACCCGTCTTGCGGACGAACAGTTGCTCGGCGAACTGATGGACCATCGCGAGGTCGCGATCGGTGGGCGGGCGATGCCCGCAGCCGAAGCCGACCGGCTGGCCGTCCTCGTCGAGGATCTGGTAAGACCTCATCGCGTCTCTCTTCCTTTTCGCCACGGGTCGCGCGCCCGCCACATGACTCCACCGGCGATGCGGCTGTGCGGTTCGGGATGGGCCCGGGCGTGGTCGTAGCAGGCTTCCCGGACGGGGCACTCGTAGCAGAGGGCGAGGGCCTGCCGGTTGGCTTTGGTCGGCTTGGAGTCGCCGCGGCCGTCGATGAAGAACAGGTCGGCGGTGTCGGGGCCGCACAGCGCCTGGTCGGCCCAGGGGACATCGAGACGGAAGGCGGCCACGTCTGGGACGATGCGGCGGAAGCCGACCTTAGGCATCGGGCGCCTCCGGCCACACTTCGATGAACAGGTTCTGCCCGAGCGGGCAGCGCATCGGCAGGTCGTCGCCGGACAGCATGCGGGCCAGTTCGGCGGCCCTACCGGCGGGGATGCCGGCGGTCCGGCCCAGTCGGGCTACCAGCCGGGCCACGGCGAGCTCTTCGTCGGACCAGGTGCGTACGTGGCCGGAGCCCGGCGCGGGCATGGTCGCTTTGAGGTAGCCGGTGCGGGTCCAGTAGTCGAGCTGCCGGTAGGTGAGGTCAAGGTCGGCGGCCGCCGCCGGGAGGTAGCCGGTCTTCATGTCGCCGCCTTCACGTCGTCGGTCAGCGGGTACTGGTCCCAGGTCCGCCCGTCGAGCTCGCGGCCGGCGCGCTTCTTGCCGAGACGTTCGATGCACTCGCGGTGCCCCATGTGGCCGATGGGCTCGCCGACGAGACGCTCCCGGCCGCGAGAGATGCGCTCGATCGCACCGATGCCACGCGCGCCGTTTGGTGCCCATTCGCCCCACTGCTTGAAGAAGAACGGCACCTCCTCGTTCACGCACACGTCGCGGATCTGACGAACCCAACCGGGGTGCATCGGTCGGGCACCGGGCCCGGACTCACCACCGACCACCACCCAGTCCACCAACGGATGCGGTGTACCGGTCCCGCCGCCCAACCCGCCGACCCAGTCCGGCGCGATGGCGCTAACGCCGCCGCAGCTCCACAGGTCGACCGGGCCGAGCAGTGGCTCCATCGACAGCCACCGCACGGCCGCTGGCGTCTCCAGCAAGGCCGGCACGCGGATGTCTGCCCACCGCTGGTCCTCGACCGACACGCCGAGCCAGACGTTCGGCAGCGGCCACACGTCGGTGACCTCGGCGACAACCTGCCTGAGCCCGGCGGTGTTGAGCATTGCCCGCATCCGGCCATGCCGCTTCGTCAGCACCTGGTAGGTGTGCTGGGGCGTCTGCGCCATCACCGAGAACACGCGACCGATGAACGGGGCGGGCACGTCGTCGTGGAACAGGTCCGACATCGAGTTGACAAAGATGCGGCGCGGCTTACGCCACTTCAGCGGCAGGTAGAGCTTCCCCTCGTCGCGCTGGACGATCGCGAACGATCCCTTGCCGTGGAACCGTTCGGTGATCCTCTCGGCGTAGCAGTGGTCACAGCCGGGCGACACCTTGGTACACCCGGTGACGGGATTCCAGGTCGCCTCGGTCCACTCGATCGCGCTGTTGTCGCTCATCAGCTGGCTCCCGTCAGAACCTGGTCGAGATGCCCGGCACACTCGCCACACGGCCGTGCGTCGTGGCGCAGGTACGGGTCGAGGCAGCGGACGTGGACGAGCCGGCCGCGGAACAGAGCCATGCCCGGCGGGGGTGGTACGAATCCGAGTCGCATCGCCACCGGGTCCTTGGCCATCGGTGGCAGCGTCAGGTCTATGTCGGTGAGGTACTCGCCGCCGCAGGCGCACTTGTGGTCGTCGTGCGGGCCGGCGACCGCGCAGTGGTGGGCGAGCCCGGACGTGTCGCAGTTGTCGTCGTCCTCCCAGTCCTCGGTGCAGGCGACGTACGCCGGCACCACGGGCGGGTCGACAACCAGGATCTCCTCCGCGGGTTCGTCCTCGGTGTGCCGCCGTTCGTCGGCGATCCCAACAGCCAGGTTCTTCTGCCGGTCCGCGTCGGATCTGTCGAGCCACCGGCCGAAGGCGGTCACGGCCCAGTAGCCGACGGCGAGGCAGAACACGGCGGGGATGATGCCGGTGGCGATGAGGTCGCTCATGCCGCCGTCACGAGCGCTGGCTCCCAGACGTCATCGAGCTCGGGGGTGCTCCACGGCGACGGCGAGCGGATGCCCTTCTCGGCGAGGAGCAGTGCCCGCTCGGCCGTGGAGTCCAACTCCTCGGTGCGCAGGTGGGCGTAGCGTCCGGCCCCGCCGAGGCCGGGCTGGTCGAGTTCGCCGGTGGCTTCGGTGGCGGCGAGTTCGGCGATCCAGGTGGACTCCTCGAGCACGGCGGGGATCACCATGAGCCGCAGGTAGGCGGCGCGTTTGGCCCGGTCGGCGTGGGTGCGCACATGCAGCGTCGCCTCGGCCAGCCACGACACCCGCCCGGGCGCCCGGTGCCTCGCGGCGTAGGCGGGGGCGAGGCCGGCGGTGGAGTTCTGGGCGATGGCGTAGACGACGCAGATGATGAGGGCGAATACGGCCACGGCGGCGAGGGCTACCAGCATTCTCACGGCACCTCCAGCAGGTCGAGCAACGGTTTGTCGACGGTCAGGTACACGCCGGACGGCGCGTTCCAGGCCGGCATGGCTAGTGCGGCGAACAGCGGCGGGTCGTCGGCGTCGGGTTGGGTGATGAGCGCGGCGACGAGTACCCGCAGGGCTGCCCTGGCTGCGATCTCCATGACGGTCTCGTCGTGGTCGTAGCCGGCGAGGCGGCGCAGGGCGCGGGCGATGGCGGCGCGCTCGGCGTCGGTGAAATCGTCGGGTTGGGTCATAACGATTCCCGGAGGATGGCGCGCGCGATGTCGACCAGCTCGGGCATCGCGACACGGTGCAGCAGGTCCGAGTCCTTCTCGCCCATCCACGCCGCCTGCTCCATGCACGTCGCCAGCGCTAGCGCTACCGGCGGGTGCACCAGGGCGATGTATCGGGCATCACGCCCGGTGCGGATACCACCGCCGCGCGCCTTCTTGGACGCTCCGACGACCTCACTTTCCGGCGTGCCGGTCGGGTGAGCGAACGAGTAGACCGCGCTGGTGACGACGGCGTCGGGCGAGTCGACTGCGCTCGCGTTCCAGGGGCCAGCGGTCGCGCCCTCGGCGTGCTGCCGCAGTGTCTGCGCTGCCCGCCTCAACAGATCCGCGCTCATCGCCGCACCACCCACAGCCAGAACCCGCCGACGAAACACACGACACAGCCGGCGGCGCCTACGAAGAACGGGATGCCGGTCGCGGCGAGCGCCGCAGCCCAGTTCATGCCGCGCTCCCGAGCCAGCGTTCGACCTCACCCTGGGCCGGGATGCACTCCAGGCATCGGGGCAGGTGGTAGACGATGACCTGTGCCGGTGTCACCACCACTGCCACGGTGCGGCAGGGCTCGCCGCAGGAGGCTGCGAGTGGGCCGTGTGGCCGGATGAGGCGGTGGACCACGCCCGCGCGGTTGACGATGCCGGCGGTCATGACTGGGCCTCCACAGCGTCAGCGGCGGACAGGTAGGCGTGGCCAATCTCGCGAGCCTGGGCTGGCGTCGCGGTGCGACTGATCGTGTTGTAGAAGCCGAACCGGACACGGCGAAAACAGTCGGGATCGATCTTCACGAACATCGCGGCCGCCGTCCCCGTCGGGTCGCCGGTGCGATCGTCAACGCGGAACTCGAACGGCAGCGCGACCGGCTCGGGTGCCGGGACGAGCAGGGTCACCGGCGTGTAGGGCGCGGCGTTCAGGTCTTCCCAGTCGGCTCCGGCGTCGTCCTGGCAGCACTCCCAGATCCCTCGGTGCCCGCCAGTTCGCTGCCACGCCTTGCGGCTGGAGTCCAGGACGACCGACCCGATCGGCGGCTCCGGCGGCAACGGTGGATTCACCTCAGTGAGCGACGACGCCGGCAGCTCCAGCCGAAGACCAGGCGCGGTGTCGACCAGCTCGACGATCCAGTCGCCATCCTCGTGGCCGAGCGAGTGGAACGCGCACTCGACAGAGCCGAGGATATCGGGCAGCCGGTAGCGCGTCATGACGTTCCACCGCCGTTCGAGTCCTTCTTGGCCGGCCTCGGCGACGTGAAGACCCCAGGGGTGACAACAACGATGAGGACGGCCCACCAGTAGCCGATCGTTGGGATCGCCGGCCACCAATGGTCATGGGCGATGCCGATCGCGAGCTTCAGTAGCCAGCCGTAGAACAGGTTGGTGAAGGCTGCGATGATCAGCGAGCTGATGCAGCCCTCGATCGCTTCGCGGCGCTGTTCGGCTTTGCGACCCTTCTGGATGAGCCGGATCACTTCCGGGGTCAGGTTGCTCACACCGCACCAACCTTCGCCGTCAGCCCGGCGGCGAGCCGCGCCAGCAGCTCCACCATCACGTACGACTGGAGCATCTCGGCGGCCAGCCGCACATCCTTCAGCTCCCGCACGGACAGGTCCGCCATCGCGGCCTGCAACTGGATGACGTCCATGCGGTAGGTCCAGGACCACAGGGTGTGGACACGGGCCAGGGACTCGGGTGTCATGGCGGCGGGGGTGAGGTCGGCGGCGGTGATGGTCATGACGGGACCTCAAGCAGTTCGGGGAAGCCCTCGCGGACGCTGACCCGGTTGAAGGTGTCGACCACGCACTGCGCCAGATCCAGGCCGTAGTGCTGGGCGAGCAGGTCGAGGTAGAGGAACGTGTCGCCGATCTCCGTGGCGAGCTTCGCCAGCAGTTCGGGGCGCGCGTCCGCCGCCGCCTGCTGGATGCCGAAGTCATAGCGGCGCAGCTTCTTGACCACGTTGCATGCCTCGCCCGCCTCGCCGGCCATGGCGTTCGACCAGTCGGCACCCGTCCAACCGTCGTCCGGGAAACCTGGGTGCCACCGCTCGCAGCGGGCGCGGTTCAGTCGGGCGATCTCGGCGAAGGTCCATCGCTGGCTCATGCCGTCACCAGCCCTCGTCGGGTCAGCATCGTCTGCCCCACCGCGGCCACCGTCACCAACACGTCGAGGGCACGCTCCAGCTCGTCGGCGGACAGGTCGGCGAGGTGTTCACCGATCAGCGCCGTGGTGGCGTCCGGGTTGTCGCAGGCGGTGTCGGCGAGGGCTTCGCGGAGGGCGGCGGCGAGGATGGAGGGGATCATGACTCGTCCTCGGTGTCGTCGATCTCCTTGGCCAGCACCCAGACCGAGTCGTCTTCGGAGTAGGTGGCGTGGTAGAGCCAGCCATCAGGCTGGTGGCTCTCGTCGACGTCCGCTGGTTCTAGCGCATACTCGTTGGCGATCCGGCGCGCGTACTCGATTGCCTTGTCGGCGGTCGAGAACAGATGCGGCTCTGGGTCCGCGTGGCGGTCGGCGATCATTGCGACGTAGACGGCGGCGGTGTCGGTACCATTTGGCTGTGACATGGAAGCGTGTCCTTCTCTGTCTCGTGCGGGCTCCGGGTGTCTCCGGAGTCCGCTTCTTCGTTGTGCTCCTGGCCCGCCGCCCCGGGGTGGTGCTCGACTTCGACGGCGGGCCAAGAGGTCTTCGGTGGGGATCCGACCGCCCCCTGACGATCGGATCCCCGTGGGTCACCGTGGAGGCGTTGGTGGTGACCCGCCGCGCTCAAGCCGCTGGGGGGCAGCGAGCGCGGAGTCGATGGCGTAGGCGGTGGCGAGGTCAACCACGTCGGGGCAGGGGTACTCCACCGGCCTGCCGTAGTCGTCGTAGTCCTCGCCGGGCACGTAGCAGACGGCGCAGTTGTGCCCGACGGTCTTGCGATCCCAACCAACGATCACTGGTTCAGGCCTGTGCCGCTCCAGCACCTTCAGATCGCGCTTGCAGTGGCGGATGACGCTGGCCGGGTCGTTGGCGGCGATGAACGCGGCGTTCTCGTGCGCCCTGGTCTGGTTGGATCGCTGAGCGGCGAAGACCGTACCCACCCAGTCGATGACCGCCATGCGCTCGGCCACGTAGACGCGGCCGGAGTTCCGCTCGACGCCTAGCCGCCAAGGGCCCGGGTCGGCGGCGTTCGCCAACTCCAGCCGCTCGTTCACCGCCGCCAACAGCCGCTCATGCAGGTCGCTCATCGCCCCGCCTCCCGTGCCATGGCGGCGGTCTGCTCAGCGACGTCGAGAGTCCGGGCCACGGCCTTGCCGGGGCAGCCATTCTGGTCGCAGCCCTCAACGCAGCAGGTGTCGCTGTCGTCGCCTACGTACTCCTCGACGTCGTGGTTTATCCACGCGTGGCCACAGGCGCAGAACGCCCAAGAGTTGTTGCCGCGACAGGGCGTCGTGGGGTGCGGGCCGAGGCCGTAGGCGTCCCGTATCGCGTTCGGGTTCAGCGTCGGCGGTACGTCGCCCAGGTTGGACTCGCCCGGGCGCAACGGGCGGCCGGGAGTCGCGATCAGCGAGACGGTGTCGTCCGGCGAGGAGGCCTCGTTCGCCACGTGGTAGGTCACTGGCACCAGCGCGATCTCATACCCGAGCGCGGCAGCCCAACGGCGCAACGTGGACAGCGTCGGGTTGGTCCGGGCAGCCTCCAGCATCGTCACGTTCGACTGGACGCAGAGCATCGCGGCGGCGAGGGCACGCTGCGACAGGCCGGCTTTGATCCGCAGGTCGCGCAGTTGGGCGATCAGCGGGTCTACGGGGCCACGTCCTTCCCCGACGCCCCTGCCGGACGTCGGGGAAGGGCGCTGGGTCGCTACCGACCCATTCGCGACGGTGGGGCTAGGTGTCGCGGCCGTCATGGGGACACCGCCGTTGCCATGTATCGGCGTAGCCGGTCGTCAATACGCTCGGACGCGGTCATCTCGTCGGGCAGCCTCGCGGGCATCCCAACGGCAACCCGCAACCTCGCGAGCGTGTCGCACCGGTAGCAGGTAGCCATGGGAATAGGCGTCAACGTGGGTCCGTCGCAAAAGTCGAACTGGCAACCAACTCGATCCAAGGCATCGATTACCTCGTCGAGCAGAGCCGAAGGAATGGCCCGGCTCACCACGGCGTCACCGCCCACAGCCCGGCGGCGCCGGCCGCGAACAGGAAGATGGCGACGAACGCGGCGAGGCCGAAGCCACTACCGCGCGACACACCCCAGGCGTTCACAGGGCACCCGCTGGGTCGGGCTTCTCAGCCTCGTCGCGCAGCCACCGCCACGCCCCGTCCCGGAACACCATCCGGTGGTCGGGGCTGTCCGTGTACTGGCACTGCTGGATTTCGCCCTCGACGCCGGGTGTGAACCGGTCCCGGATGGTTTGGACGTCGCAGCGCATGAGTCCGCCGTGCGCGATGAGGTCGGTGTTCATGCCGCCGCCTCGGCCCGCTGCTCCAGCCACGCGTCGACGTCGGACCAGCGATACCTCAGGTGCACGCCGACCTTGCTGGCCTTCGGGCCGGTGCGGCGCCTGCGCCATGCGTAGACCGTTTCGAGCGGGACCTGGAGGTATTCGGCGACCTCCTGCGGGGTGGCCATCGGGCGGCGGTCGGTCATGGGGACACGACCTCAAACAGCGCGTCGAAGGTGATCTCGTCGTCGTCCGGGTGTTCGCCGAGTACGGCGCCGATCGTCTCCTCGCCCGGGTCGATGTCGCCTCGCAGGAGCCGGCCCCACGTCGTCTCGCTCAATCCGAGGAAGGCGGCTTGCTGCTGCCGGGTGAGGTGGCCGCGGTCCTCGGCGATCTTCCTGGCGACGAGCTTGCCGGTCTCCTCATCGGTCTTGAGCTTGACCACGTGTGGCGTGCGTGCCTTCCGGCGCGTCTCCTGAGGGATTGCGTGCATGCCGCGACGCTACACCCTTGGAAGGCGCGCATGCACTCCCCACGCTTCCCGGATTCCGTTGTGCTCGCGAGCAAATCCGCGTGTCACTTGCTTGCACGCATGCCTTCCGCCACTATCAATGGCATGCATGCAGGCACACTGGCCAGAGGCGTCGCAGCTGTACCCGGAAGCGCGTCTAACGTCCTGAACGTGAACAAGACCAGACCGGCTCCGGCCTTCGGCGAGTACTTCGACGGCCTCCTCAAGGCGTCCGAATTTGCAAATCGCGTAGAACTGGCCGAGGCCAGCGGCGTCGACCCGGGCACACTGGGGCGGTGGTCGCGGGGCGAGATCAAGCCCACCCTGGACAAACTAATCAAGGTGGCGCCGCATCTGAAGGTCCGCGCCGGTGACCTCGCCGTCGCGGCCGGGCTCGCCACAATGGAAGAGCTGGGCATGATCGGGGCCCCGCCAGCGCCCGTACCGCCCGAGGTCCGGGACATCCTGGAGAGGCTCGCGGATCCAACGAAGACCGAGCGCCACAAGCGGGCGCTGCTCAACCACCTGGCGTACAGCTTGGAGTTGTTCGACGAGGTGGTCGACCAGGTGGCCAACTCGCCCCGTGAGCCCCGAATGAGGAGACGCTGATGGCACTCATTGACGACGACAGCCCGTCGCCCGAGGACGTCCTACGCGACATCGAGGCGCTACTGGGGAGCCTCGACGGTCATGAGCGTTGGGCGCTGGGAAGACACCTGGCCCTCGCCCTCGAGTACTTCAACGAGGTGATCGCGGAGCGGCGCCGGGCGCCCCGCGAGCCAGGGAAGGACGAACTCTAGTGGCCGTAGACGATCTCTGGCTGAAGAAGGGCCTGGACGGCAAGAAGGTGCCCAGCGCCCGCCACGGCCGGGGCAAGCGCTACCGGGTGCGGTATGTCGACCCGGACGGCGCGGCCCGCACCCAGCTCTTCGACAAGAAGATCGACGCCGAGAACTACGATGCCTCGATCCGCACCGACGTCCGCCGAGGTGAGTACATCGACCCGCGCGCCGGGCGGACCACCTTCGCCGAGGTGGCCGAGCAGTGGCGGGGCAACCAGGTCCACGCGACCAACACGGCGCTGCTGATCGAGTCGCTGTTCCGACGGCACGTCCTGCCATATCTGGGCAGCCGCCCGATCGCGTCGATCAAACGCTCAGACGTTCAGGGCCTGGTCCGGCGCATGGACGTGTCCCTCGCGCCCGCGAGCGTCAAGGTGGCCTACCGGTTCGTCGTGTCCGTGTTCCGGTCCGCCGTGATGGACGGGCTGATCTCGAAGTCGCCGTGTGTGGGCATCAACCTGGCGGAGGTCACGAAGAAGCGGCTCCAGGTCTTCCCGATGGACGACATCGACGCCCTGCGGGATGCGAAGCCGCCGCGGTATCGGGCCCTGGACGACCTGGGCGCGCTGGCCGGGCTGCGCCAGGGCGAGGCGTTCGGCCTCGAGGTCGAGCAGGTCGACTTTCTGCGCCGCCGGCTGCGGGTGGAGCAGCAGCTGCTGTGGCTGCCCGGCCAGCCGCCGTTCCTGGCTCCGCCGAAGACACGCCACTCGCTGCGCACCATCCCGATCGGGAAGACGCTCGTCGACCGGCTGGCGGCCCACCTGAGGGACTTCCCGGCCGTCGACATCGAGGTGGTGGACAAGACGGGCGGGGTGCCGCGTGTACGCAAGGCGCGGCTCCTGGCCGGGCGGGTGATCTCCCGGGCGGCGTACTCCCGCCAGGTCTGGCGGCCGGCGGTGAAGAAGGTCGGCCTGGCCGGGGCGGGGGAGCCGACCTTCCACGACCTGAGGCACTTCTACGCCAGTGCGTTGATCGCCCATGGGGCCAGCGTCACCCAGGTGGCGGCCCGGCTCGGCCATCACCCGGACGGGCACGAGACGTTGTCGACGTACGCGCATCTGTGGCCGGGCGAGGACGACCGGACGCGGGACGCGATCGACGCCCTGTTCGACGCTCCGGTACAAGATCGTCTGCGATCTGTACCGTGAATGTACCGGGATCTTGGCGAAAACGCTCCGCCGCAGGTCAGGGGCCTTAAGCCGGGCTTCCTTACCTTAACTCTGAGTTCTGTCACAGCGTGGGCGCCGACCAGCGCAAACGTTCGAGAAAGCGCTTATGACCTGCCCATAAGGCCTTCACTCTTGGTCACCGTTGGTCAGTGCTGGCCAAGCTAGTTTGTACCGGATCTGTACCCGATGATCATGCTCAGATACGAAGGAGGGGCAGTGCCCGTCGGCACCGCCCCTCCTTTTACCCCACCCCAGAGCAACGTCTAATCAGGCACGGCCGGCTTCGGCATCTGCGCGCCAGCGCGGACCGCGAGGTGGCTGATCCCGCGCTGGCCCGCAAACCCTGGCGTTCCAGGCCTTGATGACCAACGCCATGATCTCCGAGACGGCGAGTTTCCGGGCCCGACGGCTTGACCGATCAGGTAGAGCGCCGCAGCAACCCCTGTGGGCGCGACCCCGATTTCGCGCCGGAGACGCTGTCCGTTGCGGCAGGCCTCGACGAAAGTGTCGCCGTCGAGCTTCGCGTAGGCGTCGAGAATGAGATCGTTGCCGACCCGCTCGTAGACGTGATCCAGCAGAGCGCTGCCCCATACCTCATACAGATAGAGGTGGCGCGTCGCCGTCGCCATCCAGGAGGCGTACACGGCGCCGTCCATCGCCAGAACCTGCGCCGCCGACCTGCGCCGGCCCGTGTCAATGACGGAGAAGTTATCCGGGGGCATACCCACGGCGACGAGCATCTCGGCAGCGATCCCGGCCTCGACGATCGCCGACAGGCGGTGCTGGCCGTCCTGAAGCCTGCCGTCGACGTCGAAGGCGACACCTTGATGTGTGTACCTCCACCGGCCACCGCGGAGCACCTTCGTCCACTCGGCGATATCCGCCTTGTTCGGCTTCCGGTTCTTCGTGTTCCGCGCCAGCATCGCCGTAGCCATGTCCGGAGTAATAAGGACGCGGTGGTAGACGGCTGGGGCGGGGTGCTTGGCTAGAAGGTCGGCGAGGGTGACCTCAGAGGGCCCGTACGGTCCAGCCGCGCGCGACAGTCTCGTGGCGCGCGCCGTGGCCCGCTTGGTGGCCGCGTCGTTGCGGGCTTTGGCGGCGGCCAGTTTCGCTTCCTTCGCCGCCTCCGCCGCAGCGGCGACCTCCGCCTCCGCCTCGGCGAACCCGCTGGCGTTGAGCGCGCGCAGGACGCCCGCGCTCGAGTTCCGGTCTGAGGGCGTCTGGTGAATCTGGACCCGCTTGCGGTTGGGGCAGGTCACCTTCCAGACTCCGCCGTCGATCTGTTCCACCGGCCAGCCGACACGCCGTACGCGAGCGACGAGGGCCAGTGCTTCCGCTTGCCGTGTTGCCATGAGGGACCTGCTTCCAGTTGAGGGACCGAGGGGCTGGATATGCATGAAGGGCCGCGCCCGGCCCCTCAGCGAGGCGCGGCCCAGTTCTGGGGGGCGGGAAGTCTGCGGCTACGCCGCGCCGGTACGCCATCCCCGCGGCGGCGAGGCCCACGACGACGGGTCCACCACGCCCAGGTCGCCGGTGCGCTCCGTCAGGTCGCTCATCAGGTGCAGCCTCATCCTGTCCTCCATCGCCACGTACGCCGCCGGGCGTGGCGCCAGGATCTGGATGACCTCCGTCGGGGCCTCCATGATGGCCCGCAGCCGGGCCTTCTCGGCGTCCCTCACCGCCCGGCGCTGGGCCGCCCGCTTCTCCCGCCACTCCCGCACCCGCCGCTCGCGTTCGCGGCGCTCCTGCACCCCCAGCGCGTAGAAGCCGGCGGCGACGGTGGTGGAGGTGAGGACAGCTGCGGTGATGAGCAGCCCAGCCAGCCAGTGCAGGAACACCTCCGGCCACAGCGACGCCAGGGTCCAGTACCCGCAGGCCGCGCCGACGGTGCCGCCGGCCGCGCTGTAGGCCCAGAACCGGTACCTGACGTACTGGACGCGTTGACGCGACTTGAGATTGATGACGTTGTTCACGGTTCCCCCAACCGGGCGCCGGGTCTGGGCGCCACACAGGAGCGATGGGACGGCGCGGGGATGTTGCGGACGATCCGCGTAAGCGGTCGGCCCCCGGTGTCCGCTGGCGGGGTCTAGGCCAGTGTCACAACGGGGTCCTGTCTACTCCTCGTGATCGAGCGTTCACATCCACGTAACGTATGACTGAAAGCTGTACGACCGGATGATGCTCTTCGCAGCACACCGAACGCAATCGTGCGTTCGTACGCGTGCGATTGCCGAATCATGGCACACAAAAACGGCCGAGCACCAGATCCCAAATCGGGCGCTCGACCGTTCGGTTGGACAGATCAGGCCAGGTGGCTGAACTCGTCCTCTTGCGCTCCGCCGATGAAGGCGGTCCACTCGTCCGTTGTAAACAGCAACACCGTGCCGTCCGGATCCTTGCTGTCGCGGACCGCGATGCCATCAGGCACCCTCGCGACCTCCACACAGTTGCCCTGACCGGACTTGGTGCTCTTGCGCCAGTTGGCGTCGGAGTAACGATTCACGACTCACGCCTTTCGTTCATGATCCCGAACTACCGCCTCGATGAGTCCCACGCTGTCCTTGCGACTCAGCGCCATGCGCTGCAGCCGCTTGTACGTCGCGTGGTACGTGGAGAGCGCTCCGGACTCCTCGATGAGGAGATGCCCGGCCGCGCTCTCGATCAGGGCCACGTCCGGCGCTTCGGTGTCGCGGAACTTCACGATCACCAAGGAGCCGAGCATCCCTGGGTGGGCTCCACGGCCGTAGGGAACGACCTGGAGTTTCACGTTTGATCCGAGATTGATCAGCGCCCGCAGTTGCGAGCTCATCACCGCGGGACTTCCCACGACCCGCCACAACGCGGCCTCGTCGACGACGGCCTCGTACCGAACCGGTTCCTCTCCGCTCAATATACCCTGCCGTTGCATTCGCACGGCAAGCCTACGCTCGATTGCCGATGCCGTGGCGGTCGGAAGTAATGCCGTCAGTACCGCGCGCGCGTAGTCCTCCGTTTGGATGAGCCCGGGGATCAGCACCGACTCGCAGACCTGCAGCATCTCGGCGTCAATCTCCAGGCCGATGTAGTCGGCGTAGGCCGGCGGCAGGTCCTCCAGGTAGGGCTCCAGCCAGCCGCCCGCCTCACGGTTGCTGGCCCGCTCACGGAGGGCGAGGAGCGCGGCTCTGGTCTCGGTGCTCGCGCCGTACATGTCCAGGATGTCAAGGAGGGTCCTGCGGTGGGGCACCTGGATTGAGCCCTCGATGCGCCCCAACGTGGACGGTGCGAGGTTGATCCTTGCGGCCGCTTTGGGGCGCGACAGTTCCGCCGCCAGCCGGAGCTTCATCAGCTCGCGGCCAAGACGGCGCTGCGCTACCGAACCCGGCAACTCCATGCCCCTTCTCCCAACTTCTCAAGATTGTGTACGACGTTGCGTTCGCACGTCTCGCCATCCCCCCGAAGTGTACCCGTACGAACGCACTATTGCGTTTGCGGGGTTGCGGGGGCATGCTCGGGTCGTTCGGGTCGTCCTGAAGTTTCGGGAGACCTACGGGGCGTCCCGGACGTCGTCGGCCACGGCGCTCCGCTTCGGCGGGATGGACGGCCGGCAGGTCCGCTCCGGCGGGCGCACCAACCCCGAGGCGCGTGCTTGTGCCAGAGAAAAGCCCCGGGGCCCGTACCGGGGCCGCCCACTGCCCTGCCAGGGGCGGCCTCGGTACCCCGAGGAGGAACGCGAATGGACCGCGAACTAGCAATCGGCTTGATCTTCCTGGGACTGCTGGGTGTCATCTCGGCGCTCGGCATCGGCACGGCGTGGCTCATCCAGCACCGACGGCCGGCGTTGAGCATCGAGGCACCCGCCGAACCGTCCAAGCCCCTGGCCTGGCTGGGCCAGGACCTTCAGGACCTGGACACCAACGTCATCGAACGAGGGACCGTCACGAAGGTCGTCGGCCGGGTCGGCGGGCTGGACATCGGCGTCCGGCGCCAGCTTCTCCGCTGACCGGGAGGGCGCGGCAGGCCTTCCCCCCTTGGATCTCCCGCCGCGTCCTCCCCCCTATATACGCCCCGTTGCCGTGTCCGCGAGACCGAGCGGCTTCGGGTTGCGAGCCCGGCGTGAGGGCCGGGCGGGGAGCCCACCGAGTCCGGGGTGGTGGGCTCCCCATCCAATCATCAGCAAGGGAGCAGGCGATGACCGAGAAGACCTTCTGGATCTGGAGCAACGAACACAGTGCCTGGTCGGGTCGCCGCTACCGCAGCTACGTGCGCACCCTCGACGAGGCGGGGACGTACACCGCCGAGGAGACGGCCGACATCATCGCGGGGGCGAACATCACCCAGGACGACCTGACCTGGTTCAAGCGCAACGAGGTCGCCTTCCCGGCCGTAGGGACCGTGACGGGCCGGGCATGCTGGCAGTGCCATCGCACCGACACGCCACGAGTCCAGGCCAGCAAGACGATCGGTGACGCCGCCGAGGAGTGCGAAGACTTCCTGGCCTGTGCCGTCGCCCAGAACAAGGCGAAGCAGGCCACCGATGGCTGAGTGCTGGCGGTGCAAACGCACCAACACCGAACGGCTGCCGGCGGATCCGGCGCTACATCCGCCGGGCACCGAGGAGTGCGCGAACCACATGGACTGCATCCGGGCCCGGCACGAAACCAATCAGGCGCCGCCGCAGGATCTGCACCGCGGGTGGGCCGACGTATGAACTGGCCCGAGGCGCTCGTCGCCATCGTTTCGATCGTGGCCTTCGCCTTCATCATGTGGGTGATGTTCCGTGACTAGCGTCGACGAGCACACGAGCAAGGCGGGTGACCTCGACGGCCCATCGGCGCCGAAGCCCTCCGCGCACAGCCTGGCCCTCGTCGAGCTGTACAAGCAGGACTACCTGGCGCACCGCGACTGCGGCCCCGACTGTCTGGCCGGTCAGATCGCTCGCCAGCACCTGCTGGCGAACGACATCGACCCGGCGGAGGTGTCATGACGCGGCGGGATACGTCCGATCGGCGGATGTCCAGTGACCCGTTCGGCTACGGGCCGCGGCGGAGCCTCGGAGGGTTGGCGTGGGTCGCGTTGGGGATCTTCGTACCTAGCTTCTTGCTGTTCGTCGTGCTGGTCGTGCTCGACCACATGAAGGGCTGACCATGCGCCGGACACTCGTGGACATGATCGCAGCGGACATCAGCCGAACGGTGGAGGCCGGCCCGGACTGGATCCGGGTCGTGGAAGACTCCGTGTTGCGCCAGGATCTGGAGTGGCTACTTCTCGCGGATCAGAACGTCCAGCCCGTTCTCCGGGTGGAACGTCCACGAGGCTGAGAAATCGCCCCACTCCTCGGTCTGCCGGCCATTCAGGGCACTGGTCTGCTCCATGGCGTGGACCACGTAGTCGGGCGTCTGGAGCGCGTTGAGGACGCAGGCCAGGTCGGATGTCGTGTCGGTGCCGGATGCCCGCCCGGTGCCGACAGTGTCAACGAACAGCGTGTTGCCACCGTCGCCGAGCTCGCCCGCCGCGCACTGCTGGGAGGCCTGCTCAAGGGCGGTGTCGCCGCTCAGGAAGTACCAGGCACCGGCGGCGATGCCGGTGCCGACGATCACGATGGTCGCGGCGATGAGCGTGGGGGCCAGCCACCGGCGCCGGGGCTTCACGACCGGTGCGGGCATCATCTGGCTGAGCGTGGGTGGGGAGCCACCCGGGACGATCGGTACGTAGGGGTCAGTCACGCGCCCGAGTGTGATGCGTCCACGCACGTGATGCGGTCATCCGATCACTCATCGACGGTGGCCGTTCGGGTGAGCCCCGGTGGCCACCACTCGTCAAGGTAGCCGGGCCGGTCCGCGTACGGCGCGGCGAGGAGCTTCGGCAGCAGGCTCACCTCGTCGCACGGCGGATCACCCAGCGACCCCCACTCCGAGATGATCTGGTCGTCCATCTGCTCGATCGCGGGCAGGATCGTGTCGAGGATCGCCCGCTTGGATGCCACGTCCAGCAAGCGCCGTCTGACTCGGCAGGTGCAGACCTGCGGGTCGGTCGGGTCGCCGCCGTTCAGGTCCACATCAAGGTCGTAGATGTCGCAGAGGAGCTGATGGCTCGTGCTCGCGTCGTTCTCGTCCTCGTCCAGTTGCGACCGCAGCCATGTGATCAGGTCACTCATGGCCGGCATCGTCTGGTCCCGTTCGTCCTCGGTGGCGCACCACGTACCGTTCCAGCGCCCGCGCGATGACGGCGGTCATGGTCTCGCCGCGTGCGGCTGCGATGGCGGCAGCGTCGTCCCAGACCTGCCCGACGCGGACGCAACGCCCTGGGGTGACCCCCGTCCGTGGCCGGCCTGGCCTGCGCTTCTCCGGTGCGGTCATGCGCCCTGCCCTTTGTCTCGTCGCCGCGTATGCGCGAGAACCGTGAAGCACGGTCCGCGGTAGCGCTTGCCCACCCGCAGATTCAGGCCGCGCAGGTTGTCGACCCGCGTACGCCATAGACCGATGTGAGAGCCTGGCGGTTCCCCGTAGAACGCACCGAACCGAATCCAGCGACGACCGAACAGAAAGACGAGCGACGACTCCCACTCGGTGAACCGCGGTTGTGATCGTGGGGCTCGGCCAAGCTTGCGCGCATGGCCGGTCACCTTCATTACGCCGGGCACCGCGACGAGCACTCTCTCCATGCGGGGACTGTATCACAGAAACTCTCCGGATCGGTGGCATGCGGCTGGGTTTCTGTGATACAGTAAAGGCGTAAGGCGAGAGAGCCACACATTGACAACTCCACAGCGGCAAGGAAGCAAGACCACGGCGAGACGCCGAGTCCGGGAACTGCCCGGGCCGGGCGGGTGCGGCGCTACCGAGCGCCCCCGCCCCGAAGCTTTCGACGCGAGAGATTCTCCCCCGCCGCCTTCGTTGGCGCCGCGTCACTCCGCTCCCCATCCGAGGGAGCCAAGTCCGAGGGAGACGGACATGAACCGAATCACGGTCGCAAAGACCGGGGCCTACGTCATCGCCGGCATCGCCGCCGTTTCGTCGTACGGCCACCAGGTCCACCTGCTGTCGCTGGCGGACCTCGACCCGCTCTTCGGGGTTGTCCCCTCCGAGTGGATCACGCCGATCACCGTTGACTCGCTCGCGATCATCGCCTTGATGGTCCGGACGTCGGAGACGGTGACGGCAGCCACCAGGAAGCTCGCCATGCTTCCGCTCGCTCTTGCTGGTGGTCTGAGCATCGCGGCGAACGTCGCGATGGCTCGCAACATCGTCCAGGTGATCGTCGGTGTCTGGACTGTGTTGGCCTACATCGTCGCCGAGCTGTTCGTGGCGAAGATGGAGCGGAAGGCGGTGGCGCCGGCCACCGAGCAGAAGGCCAAGGTCCACAAGGTGACCGAGGCCGAGAAGGCCGCCCGGAAGCGGGCCGGCTACGACGACATGGACAAGCCCGCCAAGGCTGCTTTCAGCAAGCAGTACCGCGAGCGGGTGGCCAAGCGCACCGCCTCCGCTGCCCCGGTCAGCCCGGGTCGGATCCCCGTCGACGCTCCGAGTGTCGCCGAGGTTGAGGCAGTCGTACGCTAGGCAGCGTGGACACTCCGGCCGGGTGTCCAGGTGCATGACGAGAAGCCCCCGCCCTGACCGTGAGGTCAAGACGGGGGCTTCTTTGTGTTGGTCGTAGGACGATCAGGGCCAGCGTACGCCCATCCTCCGACATCGCGTTTACTCAGACATACGACATCCCCGCTCCAGCCGTGAGGCCGAAGCGGGGGCGTCTCTATGTTGAACGTCAGACTACGTCAAACGAGGGGAATCACAGCGCCTGTATCGCGCCGATGAGCGGCACGCAGATCCAGGCCAGCAGCCCGAGCGCCAGCAGGTTGATCCGCGACGACGCGACACCGAACGCCACCAACCCGAACATGATCGCACCGAAGAGCAACAGCAGGACGAAGATGACGTTCATGCCGTCACCGACTGGGGCCACTGGGCGCCGGCGGTGCCGTCGAACCACGAGACATGGGTCGGCACGACGAACGTGGTCGGGTACACCGTCGGCGGATTCCGCACGACAGTTTGATTGCCGCGAATCCGGTCCTTGAGCAGGTCGCGCAGGACGTCGCTCGGCGCGCCCATCTCGCGGAGGGCCGCCAACTCGGCCCCGGTCAGCCTGACGCTGACGATGTGATCACGTCTCACGTGTGGTCCTCCATCAGTCTCTCGTGCAGTCCGGGGCGGGCGAACGGCGTACCGGGCTGAGCGTCGCCGACGTTGACCGTGGTCGACATCGAGTCCGACGTCGGCGGCTCGTAGGGCTTCGGGGGCGCGTTGGGCGTGGCCCACACCATGCCGAACGAGCCGAACACGGCGATGGCCACCAGCACCCACTCGGTGGCGGTGACGCCGTCGGTGAGCGCTGTTGAGAGCGCACCGAGGCCGGCCAGGATCGCTCCGACGACGGCCTTGGCATATCGGTCCACAAGACACCTACTCTCTACTGATGGGCGACACGTGGGCCACAGGCGACTTCGACGAGAAGCCGCTACCGAACGCGAGCATCCAGTGGAGTGGCACCGACGTGTGCCTCGACTTCCGGTGCTCCTGCGGGTTCCAAGGTCACTTCGATGGGGAGTTCGCCTACCACCTGCTGTGCTCGCGTTGCGGCAAGACGTGGACGTTGCCACACACCGTGGGCTTGATCGAGGATGGCGACGAGAGCTCGGCCGTCGTGCCCGAGGATGTCTTCCACTCGGCGATCGACGGTGAGATCGCGGCGCGGGCCATCTCGCCGTGAGCAGCAGACCCAACTGGTGGCCGGCGTGGATCCCGGCCACATGCCCCCACGGGCACGTGCTGGAGATCGGCTCCGTCACCAAGTCGTGGGTCGGGTGCGACTGCCCGGCAGCCGAGTCGGGCGGGCATCACGTCTGGTACTGCACGACCGCGGGCTGCTGGGCGAAGCTCAAGCCGCCGGGGTGTGACCGGGACCTGGATCAGCGCTAGGAAGGGTGCACACTAGCGGGATGAGCACTGAGCCCCGGCGCGGCGAGACGATCTATGTCCCCGTCTTCGACCTAGACGAGCGGGTGGCCGGTCTCCGGGCCGGCGCGGATGGGGTCGAGCCAAACGCCCCAGACCTCGCGGCCAAACTTCGCCGCGCGGCCGACGAGTGGGAGGCGATTCGCTCAACCGAGCGCTAGCGCCGCCCCTGCTGCCCGTTGGGACGCACCGGCGTGGACGCGGCCGGACGTCCGCCGGGGCTGGCGTGCCACTCCAGATGCTCGGCCTGGGCGCGCTTCACCTCGGCCAGTTCGACGGCCTGCTCGGCGAGGTTGTTCTGCACGCTCGTCAGCCGGTCCATCAGCGACGGGCGCGGCGGGATCGACTCCCTGTCCCCGACCAGCTGCCGTACCAGGGTCGACACCAGCCGCACAGTCTCCAGCATCGGTATGACAACCTTCCGCCACAGCAGGCCGGCGAGCGTGATGAGGGCGAGGAGCGCGCCGCACACGATGCCAAGGGCCTGCCAGTCCTCGATGGTCCACACGTGGGTCGCCTTTGCGGTGGTGCTTGCCACGGGCGGGGTCCAGGCCCGGGCGGGGTGTTACTTGAAGAGCGCGACGGCGATCGCGACCAGCACGGCGAGGGCGCCGAGGATCGTGCCGTAGTTGAGCCTTGACTCCCCCACGTTGGACTTGACGCCCTGAGCCTCGTACTGAGCCCGGCGCAGGTCGGCGATGTCCTTCTGGATCGGCTCCAGCGCGGCCGCGAGCGCGACGGTGGCCGCTGTGGCCGCCGCCGCTACCTGGGTCCGCAGGGTCTCGGCGGACTGGGCCACCTGCACGGCGAGGGTGGTGGCCTGCTGGGCAGACACCTCGGCTGCGCGGTTCACCGCCCCGACGTCGACCGCGCGGATGGCGTCGATGCGGGCGGTCTCGGCCTTGCGGAGGTCTTCGGCGTGCTCGGCGCGGAGCCTCGCCACTTCCCGGATGTGGCGGGACTCCGATTCGCGCAGGTCGTCCTGGCGGCGGATGGCCGCCTCAACCAGGTCCAAAACGTTCTGGGTGGGGTCGATGACCGGGCCGCCGGACGAGTCCACGGCCAGCCCGGGCTTGCGGTCCTGGCGACGAGGCGGAGGCGTGCCGGCCACGGCTACTCCTTCAGACGCGCGGACTCTTCGTCAACCACCGCGTCGGCGATGTCCTCGGCGCTCGGGACCGCCCCGACCACCTTCGCCGCGAGCGCGGCGATGTCCTCATCGTCCAGGTCGACGGAGATCTCCACCGGCTGGTTGGTGGCGACCGTACCGAAGGCGAGATCCACCAAAGCGTCGGTCCAGCCGCGGACGGTCAGGTCGGGCGCCGGCAGCCCGAGGCCATCAGCGCCGGGATAGACCTTCCACGCCGAGGTGACGACGTTCGTCTCGGGGGTGGTCTTGCCGACGAGCGACGACACCACCTTCCGCTCGTTGCCGTCGCCCATCCAGTACTTGCCCGCGTAGAGGAACACCTGCTGGGCCATGTCGTCGTCTCCTTGCGTGGGCGGTTTTCCAGGGACCAGGGACCACGCACCGAGGGACGTGTTCTGGTGGTCCGTGCGAATCGAGATGTGGATGTGGTCGAAGTGGCCCGAGTTCGCGACCGGGCGCCACCCGTTGCGGACGTCGTAGAGCTTCGCCTGCCAGATCAGGTACTTCACCCACGGCGTTCGGCCGGCCTTGGCTTCGGCCAGCCAATACGGGAACAGGACGTTGCAGTCGACGCCGAGCTCGGGCCGGTGCATCACGTCGGTGGCGAACACCACCCACCGCGGCGACGGTGAGGGCCATCCGGTGGCCGAGAACGGGGTGTGATCCTCGGGCAGGCTGGCCTGATAGTGGGCGTCGTTCGCGTACCAACCGAACAGGTTCGCCTGCGCGCCACGCGGGAACGTGACCTTCAGCCGGGCCACGTAGTCGCGGATCGGCTGACATGGCGTCAACGGCTTACCCGCCGCGAGCCACGCCTTGTACGCCGCTGAAGCCACGTCGCCTCCCAGCATCGCGATCAGGTCGTCGAGAGAACCGCGGTAGGCGTTGACGTCGGTGGCAGCCGAAGCGCCGGATAGCGGGGCCCGCGACGTGAACTGCCAGACGTCCGGCACGCGACCGCCATACGACACCCAGCCGGGGCCGGCATCCCCGCCCGCCTGTGCGTACATGGCATCCGGGTGGGTCGGGGCCGCCATCGGATAGTTCGCGTTGGTGAGCGGCCCGCGGAGCTGGGTCAGGTCAGGCTTACCTAGCCAGCCGGACCACACCCATTGGCCGATGTAGTTGCACAACACCCGCGACTCGACCTGCGCCCACCGGTCGTGAAACGCCTGCACGTCCGACCAGCGGGGCCACAGGTCGTTGGCCTTCAACGCCTCGTACGGCTCCACATCCAGCATCGCCCACGTCGCATCGGCGGCGTCCATCTCGGACCGCAGATAGTCGACCTGTCGGCCGATACACGCCGCGTCGCCGTGGATCAGGTTGTGGTAGCCGCCCCGGGCCTGGTATCCAGCAGCCGCCGCACCGGCGAGGTGTTCGCGGAAGTAGCGGGTCTCCGGGTGGAATCCCTGCGGATCGCCGTAGCTGGAGCGGGCCAGCATGACACCGGGCAGACCGGCGGCGGAGATCGCGGCCCAGTCCAGTGGGGCACTGCGGCGGTCGCGGTCGTAGTGGGAGACGTCGACGTACAAGGCGGTCATCGCTACGCGGTGCGTTTGATGGTCAGGAACGAACCGGCGTACACCGTGGAGTTGGATGCGGTCAGGGTGTTCTGGGCCCACTGCAGCTGCAGCGTCCCGGCGTTCACCCCGACGACGACCATGCCGGTATAGGCGGCCTGAAGGTCAGCGCCCGAGCCACAGATCGCGGGCACCGACGTCTCCAGGAGGTTGCCTGAGATCCGGACCGCGCCGGCCGTGTCCGAGTCGACCCCGGACCAGCGGATCGTCGTGCCGGTCGGATACGTCCAGCCGATCTTCAAGTCGGGCGCCGTGCCGGAGGTGTAGTTGAGCCGAAGCTCCATGTGGTACTCGCAGGACGCTTCGACGGGGACGAACAGTTCGTCGTCGTTCTGCAGGGTCGCGTTGCTGATGATCGTCTCGTTGGCGGTCTTCCGCGCGGTGATGGGCATGCGCTCGGCCATCAGCGCGGCCAGGACCGACGCCCGCAGCTTCGACCCTGCCGGGGGGAGGGTGGTGAGCGCCACGGAGTCTCCTGTCTACATTCCGAGGACGCCGGGGGCGGCGATCTCGATGAGGGTGCCGGCGGTCTGCGCCTTCACGGCTCCGTTCACGCCACGGGCTGATGCGGTGAAGGTCTGGAAGCCGGCGGCGAGCGCGATCAGCGCACCGCGGGAGATGGCCGCCCCGCCGCCGGTCGTGACGACCATCGAGCCTTCGTTGACGACGGCGGGAGTTGTCTGGATCTGGTACGCCACATACAGGCCCTGGTCGTTGCCGGTGGTGGTGGACACCTCGACCGCCTCGGTGAAACCGGCGGGTGGGGCGATGGACGTGTAATCGTCCTGGCGCCACCCGACCATCAGGAAGATGCAGCCCTCCTGGGTCTTGGTGTAGAGCCCCGGGTAGGCGATGTTCGTCGCCGAGCCGTTTAGTTGCGACAGGGCGGCGACCACGATGTCGTCCAGGTTGGTGAGGGTGGTCGGTGTGCCGCGCAGCCCGATCGTCACCGCGGAGACGGTGTCGCCCGCAGCCCCGCCCGAAGGTGTGACGGTGGGGGCGGCTTCGGTGCCGTCGTGGACCTTGACGAACACCTGCACGTTGTCGGTCGCGCCGAAGGCCTTCGTGAGTCGGGTGTACTCGGTGGGCGTGACAAGCGTCCCCGTGCCCGAGGAGCGGATCGCGGCCACGACGACGATCAGGTCCCCGGCGGTGTTGCCGGCGTACAGCGCGGGCGAGACGGCGGCGTTGTCGGCCGAGCTCCCCGCTCCGGCGGCGACGAACGTCCCCGCGGTGGTGGCGATGCCGGACAGGGTGACGACCTCGCCGCCGAGGCGGATGTCCATCGGGAAGTCGTCGGCGGTAGTGGACCAGCGGTAGCGGTTCGGGTCGACGAGCAGCGACGTGGCCGAGTTGCTGATCGCCGCCCGCAGCGCACAGTTCGGATCGCCGGCGAGGCGCCCCAGGAACTCCGACGTGTCGCCGGTCGGAGCGGCCAGCACGATGACGTGGTTCGGGTCATACGGGCTGAGGTTCCCGGTGACGGTCCACGTGTCGCTGGAGATGGTCTCCGTGTAGCCCTCGAGGATGGTGGCGATGTCGTCCGGCGGGTACTGCGGCGGTGGGTTGAGGATGTCGAGGCGCTGGAACAGCAGCATGTTGACCCAGGCCTCAGCCAGGCTGGCAGTGTTGGGTTGGCGCAGGTTCCAGGTCACCGACGGGAACCGCATACCCTGCACGGTGCCGAGGTTGACCCGCCAGCCGGCGAGGTCGGCGAGGAAACGGTCGTCCTCGGTGTTGACGGTGACCTGCTCCTTGACGCGGCCTTCCTTGGCGATCGACGCCTCGTCGGTGACGCGGGCACTGGAGCCGTCGGTGCGGGAAACCTCGGAGTCGTTGACGATGTCCTGGTCGTCGAGGATCGGCTGGAAGTCGGGGGCGACCTGACCGAGCGCCACGTCCAACGTCAGGGCGGCGGCGGCGTTGTCCCGGTCGTCACGGGCCGGGAACCACAGCACCCCGGTCTCACCGACGTTCGTGCCGGAGTCGGTGATGACACAACCCTCGACGGTCTCGCACTCGCGGATGAGGTTCATGAACGACGCGATGCCCTGCGGGCCCATCTGCAGGTCGACGTTGTCGCTGACGTCGTACGTGTTGGGGATGGCCTGCTCGTCGCAGAGCCGGTTGAACCGCAGCCACGGGGTTTCGCCCGTGTTCGCGGCCAGGACCGCGGTAGCGGTGAACGTGCCATCAGCACCGGCCAGAGTGTGCAGCGCGACGTGCCCCAACGCCGTGGACGGGGTCGTACCCGCCTGGGGCGACAGGTTGAACCGGGCCACGTTCCCGGCAGTGAAGGCGGCGAGGGTGCCGCTGTTGCCGGCCCCGGAGATGACGCCGCCGCTGAAGCCCTCGAAGGTCTGGTTGTAGTCGACCCCGGTGCCGTTCTGTGTGGCGGTGATCCGCCAGAACTGGGGCTTGCCGAAGAAGGTGGCCTCGTCGATGTTGACTGCGTCGTCGAGGACGAACGTGCCGGCGGCGTTCTGGGCTTTGATGTGCACGGTGCTGGGCGTGCCGGGCTCCACGGTCACCTGCCAGGCGACGGCGGTGCCGGTCGTGTACCAGCCCAGGAGGCCGAACGCCGCCGACGGCTCCGACGGGACGTTGGCCACGAACATGACCGTCCACGTACCGGTCGGGGCGTAGGAGGGGACCAGTGCTGTGATGCCGGACGACGGTCCTACCGTCGCCAACGGCGCGGAACCCACCACGCTGGAGTCGGCGCCGAAACTGACCAGCGTGACCTGGGCCGGGTTGACGCCCGGCACCGCCGACGCCGCCGTGGTTGCCTCGGACTCGTCCTCAAACGGCCAGTACGCCACCGGTGTCGCCCGGCCGGCCGTGGCGGGCATGCGGGCGATCGCGGTGTAGGCCGCCGACTTCAGCGGCTCTTCGCGCTGCTGCACCCTGCGTAGCCGACCGTTGGCGACGATGTCGACGAAGTTGAGGTCCGCGTCCCAGCGCGGGCGCAGCGACGACAGGAAGAACGTGCCGCGGTGGTAGCCGGCGCCGCCGACGGAGACGCCGAACCCGTTGAGCCTCACCCGGATCGGCAGGTTCCGGATCATCTGCGCCGCGTACGCCCCGGTCGGGCTGGTGAACTCGCCGGCCAGGTTGATCAGCGTGATGCGCAACTCGCTCGGGGCGGCCACCGAGGACCGGTTGGATCGGCCGTGGCGAAGCACCACCTTGGCCGGCTCGTGGACATACGCCGACAGGGCTGTCCATGTCCACGCCGACGAGTCCGAGTCTGGGTCAACCCCGAAGGCGGCTTCGACCACGAGGCCTGTGCTGGCGACACCCCCGCCGTAGGGGACGAAGTACGGCGCCAGCGACAGGGTTTCGGACACGCCGGCGGTCTGGGTCTGCGACGCCGTGGTCGTGGAGATCACGTTGTTCGGGTAGGGCTGCGGCCAGGACACGTCGGCCACGACGCCCGAGATGTCGGTGCCGGCGCCCGCGTTGGTGGAAAGGTCGGCGCGTTCGCTGACGGTCAGGCCGTCGAAGTCTGTGGCCGTCCACGTCGTCGCGACACCCGACGCGGTGCGGGTCGCGGCCGAGGCTGTGACATACAGCCCCGACGCGGTGAGGGTGCTGTCGTTGGCCAGCGACAGCGACCCCGTCAGGGTCGAATCCTCGGCGGTCGCGAACAGTGGACTGTCCGGATCCACGCCCGTGTAGGCGCCTACCACGCCCCAGTTACGCAGCGACGTACCGAGCGTCCACGTCCAGTTGGCGCCCTCGGACGAGGCCAGCTTGCGGTACACCCACAGCGTCACCGCCGACCCGGACGCCACCGAGTCGATCAGCGTCCACCCGGCCGGCGGGGTGATGGTCGGTGTACCGGCGGCGGAGATGAACGCGAACAGGTGGTCGCGGTCCGGATTCGCCCCCGTGTCCACGATCCCGACCGGCTTGGCGACGGTTACCGACGTGCCGGCGGTGCCGTTGGTGACGCTCTGGCTGGAGCGGAACGCGACAGCCATCTAGCCCTTGAGCCCCAGTACGGCCAGGCGGCCGCCGCGGGCCTGAACCTCGGTGTTGATGGTCTCGATCAGATCGGCGGCGGTGGCCCTGCCCGACACGTTGATGACCACCGGCCGGGCGTCGCCGCCTCCTCCACCGGCCCACGCCCGGGTCAGGTTCCGGGAGTCGGCGCTGGAGTACATCTGGCCGCCGCGGGGACCGAAGACGCCGACCTCCGGGCCCTTCTCCCCGAACAGGTAGGGCGTGCCGTAGTCGAGCGGACCGCCCTCGGCGCGGGTGTCGATACCGGCCGCGACCGGACGCCCGCTCGAGTCCCGCTCGCCAGAGCGGAAGTCACCTTCGACCGTCCGGATGTAGGTCGTCACGAAGATGTCCCGCTTGGTCGGCAACCTGAACAGCGAGTCCGCAAGTTTGTCGACTTCTTTCCGGGCGGCGCCGGTCGCCCCAGTCGCCTCCTCGGCCTTCTTCTTGAAGTCGTCGAGCTTCTTCTGCGCGCCAGCCGCGTCGCCGGTCATGTCCAGGTACGCCTGGGCCACGGCGATAGCAGCTGTAGCCTCCTGCTCCAGCGCGTACCGCCGGTCGACCGCGCTCTGGCTGTCGCCCTTCACGGAGTCGCTGCCGGCGCCCTGGAAGGCGGCTTCGACCTGCTTCAGTCCGTCGTAGGCGCGCTTCAGCGACTCGTCCAGGGACATCTGCGCGCCGTGGAGTTCGTTCCAGGCGTCTTTCAGGTCCCGCGCCTTCGCCGTCGCGTCGAGTTGGGCGATGGCAAGGTCGCGTGTCTTCTGTTCGGTCTGGCGAAGAGCGGTTTGCTCCTCGATCAGGGCCGCCGACGCCAACTTGGTCGTGTTGACGAAGCCAGTCATGTACTGGCCAGCGGACTGGATCTCCGGACCCTTGCCGATGCGGCCAATGATCCCGATGAACCCGGTCCACGGGATCACATCCAGTAGGCCCTCGGATGCGCCGGGGAAGGTCAGCAGGTGGTTCAGGATGGTGAGGCCGCCGATAGCGTCGCCGGTCTCACGGGTGCCTTCCTGGAGGACGTCGAACAGCGTTTTCAGACCTGCGGCCGCGCCGGGTGAGTCGGCCGAGATGGACCGGAAGAACTCCCCGACGGCCTTGCCTGTCTCCGGTAGCTCCTTCTCCCACATGTCGAACAGCGGCTGCGAGCGGTCGATGGCGACGTCGAGACCTTCCGAGGTCTTGTCGATGAACCCGATGATGCCGTTGATCCATTCGTCGGTCATCGGGGCAGCAGACCGGATGACAGACTGAATCGTTCCGCCAGCGAGATAAGCCTTGAGTACGTCTACGGACTTCGTGACCGGCTCGACGAACGCCGCCGCCGCGGGTTCCATCGTCTGCAGAAAGGTTTCCTTAAGATCCCCGAAGGCAGCACGCACCCGCAGATCCTGCGACGCCAGCAGCGCACCGCCGACGATGCCGCCGGCCCCGACCGTTCCAACAAGAGCCCCGGCCACGGCCGCGGAAATGCCCGGCGCGATAGCCGCACCGATGGCCACACCACCGGCGACCAGTTGGGGCGGAACTCCGCCCAACTGCGGGATGCCGCCCAAAATGCCTTCGAGCACACCCGTGATCGGCTTACTGTCGTCGCCGGTGAGGCTGAACTTCGTGCCCGTGGTGCGCTGGATTTCCCTCGCGATCCGCTGGATCGCGGCCAGATGCGACCGTTGCTCGCGCAGACTCTTCTCGATGGCCTTGCCGTCGCCGCCGGCGAGGAACTGGGCGTCGAGTTCGGCGATCCGCTTCGTCGTCTGCTCATACTCCGCACGCAGAATGCGGACCTGCTCGCCGTGGGTCCGGACGGACTTCGTGGCGCCGTCGATGCTCTGCTCGACGTCCTCGACGTTGCGGCTCAGGCCGTCCATCGACCTGCTGGCCTTGTTGGTTTGCGCGTCGAGGGACTTCATCGCCGCGCTCGCCGCAACCGACTCTGCCGCCAACTCGGCCAGGTCCCGGTCCACTTTGTCGATGGACTTGTCGAGTTCCTTCATCTCTTCGTCCATCGCCGCGGTCGAATGCTCTACGGCCTTCGCAGCGGCGAGATACTTCGCAGCTTCGAGAGTTGCCTCTACCGCTACTTTGCGCGGAATGGCGCACCTCCCGTCAGGTGCGTCGGGTCATGAACGATGCACCGCGAGATCGGGAGTTCTCGGCTGTCGCCTGCGCCACCCGTGACGCCTCGCAGATGACCTCGGTGACCGTCCACGTGCCCTTCGTCTTCGGATCGCGGCACTCGGACATGAGATGCCCGCACATCGGGCAGGTCTCGGCCCGCTCGGCCCGCAACGCCAGCAGCAGCCCGCGATCCGTGTCCGTCCACTCCGGATCGGAAACAGTCCAACCACGGACCAGCAGGCCATCTTCGTACTCGTACGTGGTTTCGGTGGTGAGCTGGGCGCCGCGGAAGACGCTGTAGCTGGTGCCGGCCTCGGTCGCCGCCTCTACGTCGTCTCTGAGTCCTGGCTCAGTACGGAGGCGGCTTCGGAGTTTGGGACATCAACCTCGCCCATGTTGAGCATGTAGGCGCGGCCGGCGAGGATCGCCCAGGCGTGGAAGTGGAGCAGGTCGGCCAACTCAACGACCTGCTCGACGGTCATCTCCGGGTCGACACAGGTGCGGGCCACCAGTTCAGCCCGCCACGGGAAGTAGCGAGCCTCCCAGTCCTTGGCGGGTTCGCCCTCGGTGCGCTCCGGCTGGTCGAGGTAGAAGGCCGTCCATTCCCGGCTCGGCATCGCCCGGAGGTGGAAGTCGACCGTCGCCTCGCGCATCGCCTCCTGCAGTTCGACGATCCGCTCCGCGATGGCCCGCTTCGGCGAGACGCCTTCGAGGTTGGTCGCCGGTTGGGCGTCGGCCAGTTGCCGCTCGAGCTGGCCGAGTTGCTCGAGCAGATCCCCGGCGAGGCATAGCGGAACGGTGTCGGTGGCGAGCGAAGCCAGTTTGCGAATGTCGTCGAAGGAGCGACCCATCAGGCAACCACAGATCGCTTGTTCGGGTCGAGGTAGACGCCGAGGTCGACGGTGAAGTCCCAGCTGCCGTCCAGCTGCGGCTTGACGTTCATGTACTCGCCACATTCCACCGGGAACATCTCCACCGAGCCCGTCGTGCCACCGGCGCCCTGCCCGATCGTCCACGCGGTCGTCGTGTCCACACCCATACGCACGGCCAAGAATCCGGTCGCCCGGTAGACGAGCAGGTTCCACGCCGGATCGGTGGAGCCGGTGGTGGCGTCGTGGTGGCAGGTCAGGGACACCGTCGGGTTGCGCCTGCCCATCCGCTCAAGCGTGAAGGTGCTACCGACGTTGCCCACGTTGACTTTGCCCGTCGTGTTGCCGATGTCCAGCCCGTCCGGGTTGATGTACGAGGTCAGGTTGGTGCCGGCGTTGAGCTCCGCCACGGTTGGCAGGGCGATGTTGCTGCACGCCGTCAGCCAGTAGACCCGGACACGCCCGTCGATGATGACGACGCTCATTCGCTGCTCTCCTCATCGCTCTTCTTGGCCGGCTTCTTGACCGGCGCAGGCTCGGGCTCCGGGGCGTCGAGGTCGACACCGTCGGCGTAGTCGGGGAGGTAGAAGTCGGACGGGCTGTCCCGCCACTCGGAGACGCGGTAGAAGCCCTTCGCCTGGTGCATCTCGAAGGCGGCCTGCGGAACGATGCCGACGGTTTCGATGTCCGGATGCCGGACCACGGCGAACATGATCTACACCTTTAGAAGGTAGTAGGTAACCCCGGTGCGCGCCCCGGAGAATGTGACCGAGGCGACGCCGGTGGCGTAGTTGATGGCCGTGCGCGGAATGAACACCGCACGGTGCCCGGTGGCCGTACCGACCAGCGACGGGACTGTGCCGGCGTAGCCCTGCTGGGTCAGCGTCGGGTCCAGCACGGTCACGTCGGTGGTCGTACCGGTGGTGACCACGAACATGATCAGACCGTTGGGGCCGAACGAGTCCGCCGAGATGGTGTCGGTCGCGGCCGGTGTGAGCGCGGCTGGCGTGGTCAGGACACCGCTGGAGGGCGGCGCGACCGTTTGGGATCCTTGCAGCGTCATCCGACGCGCCTCCTATGTGGATGGGTGAGGGCCGGACTCAGCCGGTGCTTGTGTACGAATAGGTCGAGATTGCGTCGACCACGAGCCGGCCGGTGGACTCGTCGCGGTCAGGCTCCAGCTGCTCGTCCTGTTTGAGCGGGCCGCAGTTGCGCCCGCTGACGACGGGGCGCAGGTTGAGCAGCGTGGCCCGGACTTCCATCTGCACGCCCCGGGCGGCGCGGGGGGACAGGCCGACGCAGTGGCAGGTGTAGGTGCAGGTAATCGTCTTCTGCGTCGCGGACAGGGCGGTGCCGATGCCATCGCGGGGCCAGGAGATCCGGGTGTAGATCAGCACGTACGGCGGGTCCGGCGTGGGGCTGGGGACGACGCCATCGAAGACGTGGATGAGGTTCGCGTTCGCGGCCAGGGCGGTGAACGCGACCTGCGCGTGCAGCTCGTCGAGTTGGTCCGTCAAGGCTTGCCGCCCTCGAGCAGATCGGCGGCGGCCTTCCCGACGGCCCGCTCGAACTTCGGTAGCTCGGCGTCCAGAGCAGCTTGGCCGGCGTCGTGCGGAGCCGAGGTCAACGTCCCGTAGGTGATGATCTTGGACAGGAATGCTTGCCGGTTCTTCGGATCGACGCCGACCTCAAGCGAGAAGTCGGATCCGTGCTCGGTGATGTCGTAGCTGACACCCCGGATCAGGTGCGGGATGTGGCCGTGGTCTGTGGAGATCGCCCGCCAGCGCGCGCGCCAGTCCTTCTTGATCTGCACGCCTGCGCGTTCCACGATTCGGCGGAACACCTTCGGCGCCCGCTCCGGCAGCGAGCGCAGGTCGGCCAGCCAGTCGTCCATGCCGTTGACCTTGAGGCCCATGATCAGCTCAGGATCTCGAGCATGGGCAGCTTCCGCGTAGTCGCGTGCGACTTCCTCGACGCCCCGGTGACGACGAACGTCCGGCCCACCAGGTCGGTGTCGTTGAGGCACGTCACGACCGTCACCACGTCGTCGACCTCGATACCCTCCGACCCGACCACCGGCAACTGAAGTTCGAAGTTCGCCAACCTCAGCGCCGCCTCGGCGACT